TTTATCTTAAATGAAACAAAACTATCTATTTCATGACCAGCAACGGCATAGATTAAATGTAGAAAGGTATTTGTACTCCCTGTTGTTTCTGCATATATTAAATTACCAGCAATTCTTCTTGTGCCATAAATGACTTGTCTTGTCATAATGGCTTGTTTTACAGCAACTAATCTTCCTTGAGCAGTTGATCCAAATGAAGAAAAATTTAAAGATAAGTCAGGTAATTTTTGTTGAGGGGTAAGTCCAAAGATACCCCCAGTCAAGGCATCAATACCACCAGCTACCACACCAAATGCTGCGGATCCTATACTCGAAACTGTTGGGCCGATAACAGGAACATTACTTATTGCTCGTGAAACCGTCCCCCCAATTCTTTTAAAGGCACTACCTACTTGAGACATTAAAACCACCTCCAAGCATATTTTATTTTGTCTATTGACATAAATTGTATTTTATCATCTCCCAAAAAAGCACAATTTATGCCTAAACATATACCCATACAAAAACTATTATTTGACCTTGTAGTAACCAAATCACCTCTTTGGGCTAGTTTTGGATTAATCCTTGTTAATCGTTGATTAAAGATACTAATCCAGCTTTTAAAACCACATTCTTTTAGCTTTTCTTTTAATTCTTTAAGAGATTTATATTTTTTATAAAATTCAGGAAATCTTGTTTGACCTGTGAGTATTTTTTCCCATTCAAGAACAAATTGTCCACAATTATTAGATGCCCAACTAAATTTTTTATTTCTACATTCTTCTATATATTCAGAAAGTTTTGATTCCCAATGCTTTACTCTCATTTTATGTTTTACCCCAAACAATTTCTTTATCTTGTAAATCAGTAACAAATTCTAATCCTTTATCTGTTGAGAATAATGTTTTTTGTTCTTCTGCGGTGTATCTCTTTTCATTTGGCTTTTCTAGATCAATAAGCCTTGATTCTACTGACAACACAATCGCAGAACTTTCCCCAGCATCATTTACTGTCATAGTGTCCATTCTTCCTTGAAATAATTGGTAAACGTCTGATATAACACTATAATTTGTATCTAACATCCCCAAAAACAAAGTTAATGTTCTATTTTGATAATCAGCATTAATAGCAGCTGACAAAACACTTGAATCTACACCAGAAAGAGCAATAGATAATGAAGTTGCTTTAATTTCAGAAGTTTCTTCTACTTTCGATATATTTAGAAAAGAACCTGTGCCTGAATATTCTTCTGAATCGATTGTAATATCACCATAACCTGTCCAAAGTTTTATATCACCTTCTTTAAATTCTGCTTTAATTGCATAAAAAGGTTTTAAGGCATTTGAGGTTATCTCAGCCAAGAATCCTGACGTTAGATTTCTTGACATAACTCCTCCTTATTTTTTTCTGTTAAAGAAAGATTTTTTCTTTTTCTTTTTTGGTTTTTCTTCTTTTGGTTCTACATCAGATGGCAAATCATCATGATTTGATTTTGTCATAGGCACAACAACTTCTGCATCAACATACATAGCATGACCACATTTCATAAAGTTCTCCCCTACTTTCTTTTTCCATTCTTCGTCTTCTTCAATTATTTCGTCTATATTATACACTCTTGTTGTTACTCCCATTGGGTCATTAATCCCTACTGTTTTATTTATCATTTTATATGGCATTACATTCTCCTTAAAGAATAGAGGGGAACTTAATCCCCTCATATCCTCGTCTATTATCTATTAAGCATTATGAGCAGTAATAGCATTATCAGATGAATGCAGAGCATTTCCTTTAACTACTAACAACCCAATTGGTGTTCCATTAGAATGTGAGCCTGTTTTTGCTATCACACCTCTAATGTATCTTTTACCACCAATGTAACCTACTTGTGTTACTGTTCCTGTTGAATCAGGATTGCCGGAAGTTCCTGCCGTCCCTGTTCCATCAATCTTCAACCAAATACCACCAGCAGCAATTGTGCCATTAGTAATATCGGATTGTGTAACATCTGAAAAAGTAGAGTTATCATCAGAATGTTCAAGTGAAATTTCAAAGTGAACAGATGAAGAAAGTGTATCTCCTTCTGCACCAATGAAAGCGACTAAAGTTGCACTTTTATAACCTTGTAAATCTACACCTGTGCCATTAGCTGCGGCAGTAGTTACAGTTGGTTTGTAAGAAAGGGCAACTGCTGTATTATTTGCTAAATCAAAATTCATAGTTTTCTCCTTATCTTAGCTTGGTACATATTTAGCGAGTGCTTCATTTAACACAACTTGACCACCAACTCTTCTTCTTGCAACGTATCTTACGTTACCTGAAGTAGCTTGAGTGAATGGATCACGCAGTATTGAAAGATTTACTCTATCTACAACCATATATGCTGATCTAAAATCACCAAATACTACACAAACGGCAGATGAGGCAACGTCAGCCATATCAGGCATTTCAACATATGGGAAACCCAAAATAGTATTAGGTACACCACTAGTTAACATCATTCCTGGTTGGAAGACATATTGACCTGCAGAATCTTTTAGTTGTCTAATGTCAGCTAAAGTATTTCTGTTGAAAGCCAATGTTCCATTTTGGTTGTAAGGGGTTTTTATTGAATGAACTAAGTCAAGTAATGTGTCAGCCGTTACTGCACCACTACCACCAGTTACAGATGTACCTGCATTTGTAGTGAAACCCTCTGGCTTGTTGATTTTATCACCAACAGTCATAGCATTACCTTCTGCTTTTGCGAACTGATTTGCAAATTCTTGTTGCATTTCAGATTCAAGATCAAAAACAGAATCTTCTAGTTCTTGTTCAGAAATATCAACTAAAGCATATACTTCATGACATGGAATTTCTTCCAATTGAGTAGTATACCCAGTAGTTTCACTTCTTGTTCCAGATTCAGCAGTCCATTGTGCCGAGAATGTTGCACTTCTTACAGGTACTTGTACAGACCTTTGAGAAGTTGCTCTTACTCTAGCTATGGAACGAACTGGAGAAATCTCTGTAAGAGTTTTCAATAGTTCTCTCATATACTCTGGTGGAGCAAGGAAACCTGCAGATGTGTCATCAGAAACAGTTAATGCTTTGATTTCTTCAGGTGCAAGAGTTTCTTTACCTTTTCTTAGCCATTTATCAAAAATAGCTATCTTTTTTTCGATTTGTTCAGCAGAGCCACCCACATTTGGTCTTTTTAACATAGATTCAAATGTAGATAGTTTTTCCTCATGTTGTTCTTGTCTTTTCTTGGCAAGTGTTACTTGTTGGTTTATATCTTCCAAACTATCTAACGACTTCTCAATCTTTGACAATTTATCTTCAACTAGAGGGTCTGTTGAACCTTTTTTTTCTAAGTCAGCAATTTTTTTATCATTGGTAGATTTGAATTCCTCAAATGCTTTACCCATTGATTCAACTGCTTCCTTAACTTGGTTTTGGTCAACTTCAGACATTTATTTATCTCCTTGTAAAGTTGTTGTTAAGTTATTAATTGAGTTTAATAGTTCTGGCATACCATCATCAACATCTCGCTGAGAAAGTGCCTTAGTAAGTGCTTTTGCACCTATTTTCGACTCGTTCCTAGAAAGTCCTGCAACGTCTCGTAACATTTCTTCCCATTCCCTTATCGTACATTCAGCACCTTTCACTTTCCTAATTCTAGCTTTAGGATTCATAGGAAAGGTTACTGCTGAAATTTCCATCAAATCTACATTCTTTAGCATTCTTTTTTTGCCATCATCATCATAGTTATATCCCTTGGCATCAACTCTATATCCAATAGATAAACCATCAATCGCACCCATCTTCATTAATTCATAAACCTCTTTACCTCTTTGAGTGCCTAATGCTAATTTACCTTGTACTCGTAGACCTTTTTCATCTTCTTCCATTTTTTCATATACACCAATAGGCTCGTCTGTTTTGTGCATAAATAACATTTTAATTTGTTTGGGACTTTTTTTCCGTAATGATTTTGTGAATGCACCTTTTTCAACAACATCATTTCCTAAATCTTTGTTTCCAAAGATAGAGGCATAACCAGAAAATCTTCCTTCGTTTTCATCTTCTTCATCTTGCTCGATTTT